TGAAGGGGAAGCCAGGCCGTAAGAACGTCGTGGATGTTGGTCCTGCCAACGCCACTGTGGCGGAGGTCCTCAAGCGCAAGGATGCGGTGATGAACGCCGACGACATCCTTGAGCAGATGCGGCGTAATCCTGAATCGGCGGACTTGCTCCAGGCCATCATCATGGGCCTCGGCGAGGAAGCTGCCAGCCTCAAGTTCGAGCGCCTGGAGGCTGCTCGCGAGGGAAAGGACACATCAGGATTGTCCTCGAAGCGTGTGCAGGCCCTTCGAGCCACGGCAGAGACGTGGCTCAAGCGTATGGACCAGCTCACCACGCGGAATATCGACATGGAGTCCCCAGCATTTGCGGTGCTGTTCCGACAGATCATGGACACTTTCCGTGAGGCGATGAACTTCGCCCACCTCCGACCCGAGCAGATCGAGACGGTCTTCAGCCGGTTCTCCAACATGGTGGATGATGACTGGAAGGACGAAGCGAAGACGCGGATGAAGAAGTCGATCTAGGAGGGTCCACCTAATGAGTCGCCTGGCGGACATCGCCCTCGAAGCCGGCAGGCAACAGCAGTCTGGTTATCGGGCGGTTGACATCATCACGTTTGTCGAGTCCACCTGGGGACTCAACATTCCGTTGTACCCGGTACAGCGGGTGATTTTGAAGGCCCATTACGGCATCCCTCTCGACGACAACCCCTATGGGTTCGACCTCAACAAGCCCATCCCCACAGATCATCCGGCCTACAAGGAGCAGGCTTTCCTCCCTGATGAAGGTGGTTCCGAGGCAGAGGTGGTCGCTGAAGGGGCTGGGATGGAGGATGAGACCGGGTACTACAAGTTCCGGGTCAAGATCACAGACTGGCGGCGAGAGAACCCTCGGTACATGACGGAGGCTGAGTATCTCCGGTTCCTGTTCAATGAGGGTCGCAGCAACATCAGTGAGGTCATCGCGGGGGAGGAGCGCCGAGAGCTGGTGCTTTCCATCGGTCGTCGTTCAGGCAAGTGCATTCTCGGGGACAGTCTCGTGTTGACGGATGGGGGCATCCGACGCATCGAGGAAATGGGCGACCCAGATGGTCCTGAAGTTCAAGTCCTTGAAGTGGGGGTGGCTCAGGAGGGGGCTCAAAAGTCCCGGTCGGCCTATTTCTACAACGGTGGGGTGAAGGCAACTCGAACTCTGACGACCCGGTGTGGCTATCATCTAGGGGGGACGGACAACCACCGGATCAAGGTGCTCACTGAGCAAGGTGTGGTGGCTTGGCGTTATCTGGCGGATTTGGCAGTCGGGGACGTGGTGTGCATCCACCGGAACACTGACCTGTGGGCGTCGGAGTACGTTGACTGCACTCCTTTCCACAATGCCGCGGGCTACCGGGAGTTGAAGTTCCCAGACAAGTTGACGGAGGACTGGGGACGCTTTCTGGGCTACCTTGTGGGGGATGGTCTGTGGAACTACAAGGGCCGAGTCGAGGTCACCGTCGAGCATGACGAGACGTGGGACACCCTGAAAGCCCTCTACACCGGCTTGTTGGGCGGTTACTCCGTGGTGATGGACAAGCGCACGGAAAACACCGGGGCCATCAAGTTTGGCAGCGTGGGGATGCGGGCGTTCCTTCACGACTTGGGGTTCAGGTTGGGAACGGACCGGGATGCCAAGATGGTGCCCTGGTCCATCCTTCAGTCGCCTCGTCCCGTGGTACAGGCATTTTTGCGTGGGTTGTTTGAGACGGATGGCGGGGTCGAGTCTGGAGGCAAGATCGTATCCTACAGCACTGCCAGTGGGCGTCTTGCTCGGGAAGTTCAGACGCTGTTGCTCAATCTGGGCATCGTTAGCCGGATCAAGCCCAAAACCATCAAGGGCAATGTCTATTGGATTCTGACCATCCGTGGACTTCGGCACAGGAGGGGCTTCGCAGAGCGGGTGGGGTTTGATTCTAGGAAGAAAATGGACCCCCTGCTCCAGTCCTTGGAGGCCGCTGGGAAGGAAGGGGGGGATGCCGAGTCAATCCCCCATCAGAGGGATTGGGCACGGCGTCTCTTAGAGTCTGTGCCCGTTGTGCATCCCCGTCCGGGTCAGAAAAAAGCATGGAGTCGGTCGGCCCTACGGGAGGTACTGGGCAACACGATCAAGCCGGCAGCCCTGGACGAGATGACCTACCCCCGGTTGGAGCAAGTGCTGCCAGTGGCTCGGGGGCTCGGGGCCGACCCTGAGGTCATCGCTCACTTTGAGCACCTGTTGGATCTGGACTACTTCTTCGATCCCGTGAAGGACATCAAGGAAGGGGTCAATCCGGTGTTTGACCTGAACGTGCCCGACGGGGAGTCATTCGTCGCCAATGGAATGACTAGCCACAATACGTTCATCTGTGCCTGCGTGATGGCCTACGAGGTCTACAAGCTCATCTTGAAGGACAACCCGCAGCTCTATTACGGCATCCCCAAGACGAACGTGATCCAGCTCATCTCGGTCGCAACGGACAAGGATCAGGCCGGGCTGTTGTACAACGAGGCCAGCGGTCACTTCTCGAACTGTTTCGCTCGGGACACCGAGGTGATTACCGCTGATGGCATCAAACCCATTGGTGAGTTGGCGGGTACGACCCCCACGGTACTGACGGGGAAGGGGGCCTGGGTAGCAGCACCGGTGCGGTCCTTCGGCAGGCAGCGCCTCTACAGGTTGGTGCTTTCCCGGCAAGGAGTCGAGAAGGTCATTCACTGCACGGGGGATCACCGTTGGCTCACGTTGGACCAGCGGAAGCCACACCGAGGCAAGGGCTACAGGGAGTTCAAGACCACGGAATTGCGGCCCGGCAAGCACCGGCTTCAGCAGGTGTACGGCCGGAGCTACAAGAACAAGGTGACGGGTTCACCCTTCGGTGTCGCCCATGGGTTTACCTTTGGAGACGGCAGCACCTCAAAGGGTCAGCGTCACGCCACGTCGGTGAACTTGGTGGGGGAGAAGGACTCCCACCTTCAGCCGTACTTTGCTCTTTGCCCCTCGACGGACCAGCCTGGCATCAACGCCACCCGCTTCGGAGCCTTGCCAAACTTCTTCCGGGAACTGCCCTCCATCGAGGAGAACCACAGCTACCTGTTGGGGTGGCTGATGGGCTACTTCGCCGCAGACGGGTCCTGCTCCAAGGGTGGTCAGGTCATTATTAGCAGTGCGGTTGAGGCCAACCTCCTGTTTGTCCGAGACGTGTGCGCCGTGTTGGGGATTGGGACGTTCACCATCCGCCGCGAAGATAGGGTGTCCAACCTCACGGGCCAGCCTCATACGATGTTTTCTCTTGCACTCCAGCGGAGCCATCTGGATGAGTCCTTTTTCGTGATTCTGCAGCACCGGGAGAACTTCCTCTCCGCAGGGGGTGGGAAGGCGCAGCGCCACAAGTATTGGACTGTCCGGTCGGTTGAGGCGACTGATCGGGTGGAGGAGGTGTTTTGTGCCACGGTGGAGGGGCATGGGACGTTCACCCTGGAGGGGAACATTGTCACAGGTAACTGTGCTTTCTACAAGCCCTACACCGCCAACAACACGATGTCCTACGCGAAGTTCCAGTCGCCAGAGGACATTCAGCGATTCGGTCGGTACTCCGACGACCCCACGGCCAAGGCCACCATCAAGGTCAGTTTCAAGAGCTGTGTCGCCAAGGGTCTCCGTGGTGCTGGTAACATCGTCATCATCCTCGACGAGCTTGCCCACTTCAACGATGCAGGGCAGTCGGACGCCCTCAAGATCTACCGAGCTGTCAAGCCCTCGCTGGCCGCTTTCTCCCCCAAGGACCCGAACAACCGTCGTCGAGCAGTAGGCAAGGTCGAAGGCCGCATCCTGTCCATCTCCAGCCCCCTGGGCAAGCAAGGGTTCTTCTATCGGAAGTACCGTCAGGGGTTCATGGGTGGCCTGGCTTCCCAGAACATGCTCTGTATCCAGGCACCGACCTGGGAAGTCAACCCAACGGTGGAGGCTTCGTTCCTCGCAGAAGAGTATGAGACGGACCAGGACAGCTTCTTCACCGAGTTCGGGGCTGATTTCACCAACCGTACCAAGGGCTGGCTGGAGCCAAATGCTCTGTTGCGTTGTGTGGATGACAGTCACAGCCCTGCACTCAAGGCTCCGGCCCGAGCCCCCCACTTCATGGGCATCGACATCTCGGCGGGTCTGGTGGATGGTGACTACTGCGCGGTTGCCATTGGCCATATCGACTACCAGAGCAACATCGTGCTCGACCACATTGAGCGCATCCGAGCGGGCGAAGGAAACTACAAGAACCTGACCCGTTTGTCGTTCGACGACATCACGGCGTGGATCCACGGGTTGTCGAGGAAGTTCTATATCGAGAAGGGCTTGTTTGATCAGTGGGCCGGTATCCCGTTCGAGACGGCTCTGCACAACAAGGGTTTGATCCAGTGTGAGTCGGTGTTCTTCACGAAGCAGCTCACCAGTCAGGTCTTCGCCAACTTCAAAACCCTCATGTACGAGGGCAAGGTGCTGTTGTTCGACGCTCCCGAGGTCGAGACCGAGGGTGGGGAGTGGCACGCAGAGTACATCGCGGAGATGATGGAACTTCAGGCGGAGATGCACTCGAAGTACATCATCACGGTCGAGGCCCCCAATGCACCTGGCAAGTACGATGACTACTCAGACGCCCTCGTCCGAATGGTCTGGGAGGCTACCCAGCACATCGGTAAGCGAAAGTATATTGCAGGTACAGACACCCGACCGGGGCACCGTGGGAACATCCCCACCCCGACGGACCTGGCGAAGATGATGCGCAAGGCATCAGCTCGGACTCGGCTGGGTGGTTCTAGCCCAGATCGGCAGCGCTCGGCCCTCAGTCGGAATACGTCTCGTGGTCGGGGAGGCCGATGATTCATGGCAAGTTTGACCCCACAGTGGCCTCTTCGGGCGGACCATCGTTTCTTGCTCAAACTGACTAG